GGTTACAATAGTGTTGCAAATAATCAAAGGTCAACGGGTATTGGTGTTGGTGCTGGTGCTTATGCTGACTACTCAACCGCTCTTGGTTTCAACGCATCTACAAACGCTTCACACGCTACTTCACTCGGTTCAGGTGTATCTGTAACCGGATTGAGAGGTGTTTCAGTTGGTTATGGTTCAGCTGCAAATGGTGATGATAGTATCGCAATCGGTAGTAGTTTGACATTGAATAATGCAAACGAAATCAACATTGGTGGTATCTTCAAGTATGATGGTTCATCTGCTGTAACACTTGATACTCCTTTAGTGAAGGTTGCTGCATCAGGTTCTTCTACCGGCTCTTTGATTGATAACTTACACCCAACAATTGCTTCATCAAGTGCTCAAATCAAACACATTGTAACATTAGACCAACTCCAATACTCAGCATTGAGTGGTAGTGGTAATGTTTATGATGATACATACTACATTGTAACTGATGGTGATACAAATGTTTGGCAGAACAACTTGGAAGTTCAAGGTCAAATCTACTCACCAGCATTCGCAGGAAGTATTATAAGTGCTACATCATCAGTTGACTTCAATAGTGGTAACTTCGCTACATTGAATTGTGCATCTTCTACTTTCTTGGCTAATCCATCAAATCTGAAGAGTGGTACTACATATACAATTATTTTGACTAATGGTGCTAACATTAGTGGTTATGGAACTGCTTGGAAGTTTGCCGGTGGAACTGAACCAACTTTCTCAGCTAATACGGATATCCTTACTTGTGTAAGTGATGGTACTTCATTGTACGCAACTGGATTGGCTGACTTCTCATAATAAAAAAGGTATATTATGGCAACATATTTTATAGGTGGAAGAAACATAATTACTGTACCATCTCTTGGTGCAAGTAATCCAACGAGAACATATAAAGGTGGTGAGATTGTATCAGGTCAATACTCTTTAGGAGAACGAGTTGATAGTGGTTTCATTATTCATTTAGATGGTAGTAGATTGCATGGTGTTATGGTTACTCCAATATATTATGGTCCAATAGTATATGAAAGTTTCCAAGTATACGATGGTACATATATAGATGGATATGGTCCATATAGAATTCCATCACAAGATGAGTTTATTGATTACATTCAACCTATGTTGAGAGGAGAAGTAACTGATTACTTACCTTGGGGTCTTACAGATGGATGGCCTGCTAGTAAACCATCAACTGGTGGTATATTCACAAGCACTTTGTCAGGTGGTGACCCTGAAAATGTACTTCGATATAGTTTATCAACAAATACTTATGGTTATACAAATACCACTTCGGCAGAATTGAATGGATTTCTAATAAGGAACTTTTGATATGGATGTAAAGGATTCAGTAGCGAACACGGCAACAATGGGTGGTATCTTTGCATACCTAATGCACTTCCAAGGAGAATTGACGGTTCTTCTATTACTAACAGGTCTATTACTCAACATCACTCGTTTGGTTGATTGGTTTAGAAAAAAGGATAAATAATATGTTTACACCAATAGGATTTTTTGCACCACAAGCTGGAGGTGGAGATGGGTTTGATGTGACATTAGGTGGAACTTTGACTGTGGCATATCATTGGGACTTCACCGATAGTTCTACTATGACTTTGAGTGGAACTGATTTAGATGATATCACCGACAAAGTAGGTTCTATCACTTTGCAATTACTAACACCACAAACAAACATCACTGCAACTAAAGCTACTTTTGCAAGTGGTAAAACTACATTTGCAGGTCTTAGCGCATATTACAATACTGCTAACTGGGTGCCTGATGAAATGAAAAATAACGGAGATTGGACAGTAGTTCAGTTTTCAAGAAATGATTTTAGTGCATTACCTTTGAGTAGGATTATAGCACCTTGGGGATTGGCTGGAACTCGTGGTGATAGTCAAGGTCATAATAACGTAAGACAAACACAATTTAGTCCAAGTTATGACCCATATGGTATGTCAACGTGTTTGAGTGGAACTTATTATTTCGCAGCTCAAAGATTTGATAGTGGTTGGACTGGTACAAAACAGGCATTTACAGGCACACCCGCCCAAGCTGATAAAAATATGGTAACATTTGTTTATGATTACACAAATACGGATATTTCTGTAACTGTAAATGATAACACCTTATGTACTGCAAATGACTCATTTGGAACTCCACAATATGGTGGTAATGGTTTTCAAATAGGTGGTAGAGATTCAGATGGTAATGGTAACTGGCACGGAGATATGTATCATACTATTGTATACCCATTCGCAATGTCACAAACAAACGTAGATGACCTATACGCTTCTTGGGACGCGTTCAACGCATAAACCTTCTCACCACATTTGGTGTCTCTATATATGTCAAGCCCCCTCGTGGGGCTTTTCTTTTGCCCAAAAAGAAACCCCCAGACCCAAGATGAACACAAGGAGGGTGGGGGCTTCTAAACCAAAAGTATAATTTAGGAGAAACAAATGGTGGCTGATTTCCACAAGTCCCTACTACTATACTATATGGTTAGAAAATAAATGTGTTACTTTTATCGTTTATTTCGGTTTTTACATATTTATATACGGAGGATAATAAGATGAACGATATGAACGACTACCTACTGAAGAACTGGAAACAAATAAGAACAAAGGTTAGAAAGGTGACCAAGAATCACCAAAATACCGATGACTTACTAAATGATTTAGCTCTAACACTATTAGAGAAACCATACGAATACCAACGAGATTTGTTGGAGAAGAATAAAATACAGCACTGGTTTACCTCAGCCGCATCTCTACAATTCAAATCTGCAACATCACCATTCTTTTACAAATACAAATCGTTTGTTATGAGAACAAATGAGTTTGAGGAATGGAGACACCCACACGAAGATGAGGAGTCAGATTATGAAGAGAAAGTGTTGGAGTTTATCAAGTCAGAGCTGGAATTATATACTGTATATGAGAGGACACTTATGATTGAACACTTATTCAATGATAAGTCTTATTCAGAGATTGGTCGTGAATACAAGATAAATCGTAGGTTTATAAGTGAAACGATTACTCCTGTAAAGAACGAATTGTTTGAAAAAGTAAAAGACAAATGGAATATTTAGCAATGGTAGGGGGATTGTCCCTCGCAGGTGGGTTAGGGTATCTAACTTACCTTATGGTGTTGAAAATCAGATGGAGAAATCCTATCAAAAGATACATCAAGAAAGTAGTAATTGATTACCTAAAGGAGTTGCAGAATGACTGATAAGGTACTTTGTAAAAGATGTGAACTAACAAAAACAAGAACTGATTACCACATCAAACCTAAAACACAAAAGGGTTTGTGTAATCGTTGTTTTGATAAAGTAGAAGAAGAGAATGATTGAGATTGTAGGGATTGCTGTTTTAGTCAATATGTTCTCACATTGGTTTCAACCAATCCAATGGATGAAGAACAAAGTCGGATGGTACAAGCTGCCTGAAATGTTTTCGTTTCTAAACTGCACCAAGTGTTTGGGTTTTTGGACTGGTCTTGCAGTAACACAAAACCTCTTTCAAGCAGCAGCCATCTCTTTTACTGCATACATAATTGATAATATTATTTATTACATAGACAATGGAAAAAACTGAATTAGATAAACTTGTAAGACAATGGTTAGATGAGAAGTCTACACGACCTTCTCGTATCAATAGACCACTTACCTATAAACTCTATAATGAGTTGCTTACACCAAAGAACAAGAGGTCAGAGAAGGATTGTACTTGCCTCGATAGAGACACAGACCTAAAGGTTACAAAATGGATTGAGAATGAGTATAAACTTGAACCTCTACCAATCTCATCAAATGTAAAGATTGAACTAAAAGGACTAACGGCTGAAAAACCAAAGAGAACTCGTAAGAAGAGTGCTCCTAAAAAACCAGCCGATGAGGGAACTAAATCTGAATGATAAGGAGATAATCTATAACAATGGTGCAGACCTTTGGGATTATATGTTTGAGAATCAGAGACTACCAAAGGTTTGGGTAGAAACTAATGATAATCAAACCGAAGATGATGATTGGTATGATGAAGGACTCTTGTGGTTACAAGATGAATTATTAGATGGAGAAATCTTTTCAGTATTTGAAGATTATGAAATCTATGCATATACATCGTTAGGTAGACACGCAAACTTGAAGAAAAAGAACTTCAAGGCAATGACATTACAAGGAAACACAATCGCTGGTAATATTACAGGTGGTGCTTTCTCAATGTCACGAATGGTAAAGGAGAAGTGGAACATTACACTTGACTATACTAAATTACCATACGAGTGTACTAAACATATAAAAACAACAAATGCTTCAAAGCATCTAAAGGAATGGATTAATAAAAATGGCTAAGAAGGCAGGAAATACAAGTGATAGAAAGAAAGCAATGGTTGCAGATTGTATGAAACTGATTGCTAAAAAGAATATTAGACATAAGGACTGGGTAGAACACGCTACCAAGTCCTATGACATTACAGTTCGTAGAGCTGAGATGTTATGGTCTGATGCTTGGAAAGAACTTCGTGGTCAGTTTGCAAAAGATGCTGAAGAGAATCTCATTCAGGCAGTTGCAAGATTAGATGAACTTTATGATGAGGCATCTAAAGCTGGATACGATTATAATTCTCAAGTGAACATCCTCAAAGAGAAACATAAGTTGATGGGTATGTATACTGAAAAGCAAGAAATCAAACAAGAGATATCTTTACGATTTGACTTTGATGAGTAGATTGCTTATTTAGAATCATTCTATATTAGACTAAAATGCTGAAAATACTTGATTATGTCAGATTTTTTCCGTATATTTGTTATGTTCTAACACAGGCAAAGAACGAAAAAGCAATAAAAACACAAGCAAAGAGGCTCAGGGCTTACTAGGCTTATAGTAAAAAACCAAAAGAATGAAACTTTACAAGAGATTTACAGTGCTGGAAGATGGATGTCTACTCGATGACTTCACAGGGGCTATCCTATGGCCTAAAGAAAAAGATGGAAAAGAATACCATTTCGTATCAGATGGTAAGAAGAATAATTTCTGGCTCGTTGAGAGTCTATTGAAACTAAAGGAAGAGAATGCAAGTAAAAGGCTTCAAACCACATAAGAAACAAAAGGAGATTATTAACTCCGTATTGAATGGTGATGAGTTCTACCATTCAGTTGTAGTTGGTAGACAATTTGGGAAAACCCTGATGTCTATCAACCTTCTTATGTATTTTGGTATCAACAATAATAATAGTAAGATACTATGGGTATCGCCTGTTTATTCACAAGCGACCAAAGTATTCCAACAAATCTACCAAGCACTTCAACCTGCTGGTCTTGTGAAGTCGGCTAACAAAGCAGACTTTATTATACAATTAATCAATGGGACTACAATCTACTTCAAGTCTTCAGAGAGACCTGAAACCATTCGTGGTCTATCTATCAACTATGCATTCATAGATGAGGCTCAAGATTGTAAAGATATTGCTTGGAAACAATCTATACTACCTACACTTACTGCAGCTGGTAAGAAATGTATCATCACAGGTACACCAAAGAGAAAGAATTGGTTCTACGATATCTTTATGATGGGTAAATCAGAGAATCATCCGAACCACCGAGCATATCACGGAAGTTCAGTAGACTCACCTTATGTATCGGCTGATTTTATTCAAGAACAAAAGAGAACCCTACCACCAAAGATATTCAAACAAGAGTTCTTAGCCGAATGGCAAGAGAACGAAGGTTCGGTATTCCAAGGATTGGATTTAGTATGTATCAATGAACAATGGCCTAAAGCTGATAATAAGTTGAGGACATACGCTGGATTGGATATTGGTACTAAAGGTGACTATTCTGTACTAACAATTATCGATGAGATGGGTAGGGTCATATTTATTTGGCGTGATAATAAAATAGAATACTCTCATATCGTAGATAAAGTAGTAGAGGTATGTAAACATTACAAGGTAGCTGACTTACTTGTTGAGGTCAATGGGCCAGGAGACCCTCTCTACGAACAAATCAAGAAGAAGTATAGTAGAACCTCACCACTCTTCCAAACCAATCAGACAAAGGAGAATATCATTCGTAGACTGATGGGTGACATTCAAGATGTATCATTGGAATTACCATCACATAATCTATTCCCAAGTCTTTCAGAAGAGCTAGAGATATTTGAATACGAAGTCCTACCAAGTGGAAAGATACGTTATACTCACCCACAAGGATTCCACGATGATACAGTCCTATCACTTGCAATCGCAAACTGGAATAGAACAAATCCAAAAAGAGGTGGGTCAATAAAGATTAGTAGTTTACGATAGACTATTTATATGGGTAGTGAGATTTCGTAACCCTCACTACGCTTTTATGTAATCTAACGAATACATAGCACTTCAGTAACTATGGAAGACCCCCTTGATGCACGCTTGGGGGTTTTCTTTGCCTTAAAGATTTAACAATTTAGTAACATAGGTCTCTTGGCGATTCATTATTTTTTCATTACCTTTACCAAGGTTGATGTTGAAATAGTTCATCGAGAGAGTAGACTCCAACCTGCGTTTCACTTTGCTTATTTAGAATGATTCTAAATTACATAAAACCTTATCGCTTTACTTTTGACTACCCTATTTATAGGTGTATAACAAAGTAAATAACATTAGGATTATGAAATATCAAAGAAAAGAAATTAGTGGATTCCCAAAATATGAGATTGATGTATTGGGTAATGTGTATAGTAAATACAAGACAAACGCGATTCGTTCTAAAGATGGTAAGTTAGCAACTCGTATCAACACAAGTGGATACGAACAAATGAAACTATACGAAGAGAAAGAGTGCAAACAACTATTAGTGCATAGATTAGTATATCAGACATTCATTGGTGATATCCCTGAAAATATGACAGTAGACCACATCGACCACGATAGAACAAACAACATCGTAACTAATCTACAATTACTACCAGCAGCTGAAAACATCAAGAGGTCTTGGGATAGAAGAGGTAGGTCTAAAATTAAACCAATAGTCCTTGATTGGCTGTCAAGAGGCTATGATAGAAAGTTTATATGTGATAATCTTGATATTAGTAATAGTTACATCAGTATCATCATCAATGAGGATAAAAAGATTTAACATTTATTTAACATAGGATGTTTGGTGGTTTAGAAATTATTCACTACATTAGTCCTGTAATCATTGAGAAGTAAAGAAATGAATAATAAGATGAACAAACAAAAACGACAAACATCAGGTCTTGGTTATTGTCGTAAGTCAAGACAATACTTCACCATTACTTATGGCTGGGAGTATCTTCGTGAAAATATCATAGACTCTGATACTCGTGATATTAAATCGGGTATTACCGGTTTGAGTGGTAAAGAAGCTATGATTACTTCTAAACGACATCAAGACCGACCCAAACGATTGATTTGGGAAACCAAACATTGGATTGATAAGGGAACTTCAAAGAAAGTTGCTATTAACATTGTTCAACTAATGGACTACCGATTCAAGAAGACTATGGAAGCTAAGAAACTTGACCTCCGACAAGTTTTGAAAACCAATGACATTGGCTCTGAACACTATCAAGTCGATGTGAATGGTGGTGTTGAATTTATTCAAGATTTGTGGAGTGAATCATTCTCTTCAGCTCACAAACTTTATACAAAGGTGAAACCATCATTGTTTGACCCTAATAACTTTATTCCGAAGGGATTTTGGTTTGACCACTTACAACGAATCAACTTTTATTACACTATGAATGATAAAGGTCGTTTCTTGGCGCCAACTGCATATGGTAAGAGTTATCTTGGTTGGTTTACTGCTTATGTTAGTGACCGAGGTAAAAAATCACCTATCAAGGTTTTTTATGTGAATAACATCAATAACACCCAACAACTTGCCAGTCAACATCTTGACTATGAGAATGGCGTTGGTGATGTCAAATATGTAGTATGTTCCGATGAACGTGATGTAGTCAACAAACGATATGGTAAGATTGAGGCTTACGCAGTTTCTAATGGTAAACTAAAGATGATTGTTGAATCTGCTATTAAGAATAATGAATCAATTAGTTTCTATGTCAATAAAGATAGTGCTGGTGGTTTCAACGACATTGTGAATGAGTTGATTAGTAAATATCAGTATCAGAATGAAGTAGTTACTATCATTGATGAGATTCAAGAGTTTACAGGTAAGAGTTATATGAAGAAGTCTCAAGCCATTTCTAATCCTATCAAGAATTCTTGGTTGTTTGGTATGACTGCTACTGAAGAACGTAAGTCACTTTCAGATGACCGAACTGATATTGTTTGGAACAATAATGTTGATATGTTTGGTAATGTAATTGAAGAAGTAACACCCGCTCAAGCACTTGAACGAGGTCGTATGTGTCCAATTGACTTTATTACTCTTGTTACAAGTGGTAACGATGACTTGACTGAAATTATCTACAAGAACAAACCATTGGTTGCTAAGTTATCAACAAAACGAAAGATTGAGATTCGTGGTCGTTTGTTACGAGCATTGGCTGCAGTTGTTTATGCAATTGCTAAAGGTAAGAAGAAGATTATCTCTCTAAACTCAATGACTCGTGATGCTGAAGATATGATGGAGTGTTTGGAGATTATGAAACGAGAGGGTCAGATTCCAAATGACTATGAGATTGTAAGTGGTCTTCGCAAACACAAGAAAGAAAACCTACCTTATTTTCGTGAAGATGTAACGAAAGGTATCTATGTTGGAACTCCTTGGTTAGTAACAGGTACTGACATTCCTTCAGTTGATTGTGGTATTGTTACTTACGACTTTGGTAAGGAACGAGTTGCTCAACAATGGGCTGGTCGTATGTTCCGTGTTGATGATAAGAACCCTACTAAAAGAGCGTTGATTATCATTACTAAAGATTACAACAATACATTGGATTGGGTTAAACTTGAGTATGTTCGTGAGAATATGATTAGTGATGCTAATACCCACCAATATTCAGTATGTCCAAAGGATAAGAAGACAAATTCAATCTTTGGTTCTCGTATCAAGAAACTTATTACTGCTAAGATGGTTGTTGGTCAAGGTAATGATGATGCGGAGAAGGAGTTCTTTTGGTCAGAAGTCAAGAAAGCAATCAAGGGTGGTGATTTCAATACATTGGATAAAGGTAAGATTCGTAAGAATTATTTGTTTACTACTATTGAGCAATATAAAACACTATCAGACCTAATCAAACATAACATTGGGTTATTCAACCGACTTGAGTCATATGAGCAAGAATATGGTATTGACTTCTACAACAACTTCACGGACTATAAATCACTTCCAAACGATTATCACACTATCGTTCAGTTCGTAAGAAAAAAATTCAATAATCTACAGAAGAATTTTGATGAACAAAATCCTTATTATTTGATGGGTTATACAAAGATTAGACATATTGCCAAATAAAACTTAACAATTATTTAACAAATAAAGTTTGGTGATATAAAATAAATTCATTACATTAGTAGAGTAATAATTGATAAATGATAAATAAAATGAAAGCAATTACAATCAACTATCGTGGTAAGACCCACAAACATCAGTCATCTTTCTTGGATGAAAACATTAGTGTAGACATCAAGGTAAAGAAAGACAAAGAAGAAATGTGTACAGGTAATGTTACCTATACCGAAACCAATCTAACCAAACCATTTATATTTGCGTGGCATGATGCATTTGGAAATGGTAGAGATGAAAACCTATCCGATTGGAGTCTCGATGAGGAAGAGGAACACCAACCTATTCCTTGGTCAGATATGATTACATTATTAGTAGAAGAGTTTTTTGGTAAATAATATGAACAACACATCTAAAAACCAGTTCTTTATTGACATCTTCAGAGAAGCAGATGACAATACAGCTAAAAAGGGTGGTGAAAAAGCACATAAACTTGGTCTTGGTATTCACGGACTATCAGATGAAGAACATTCCAAGAATGCTAAAAAAGGTGGTGATGTGTCAGGTAACAACAACAAAGAGTCGGGGTGGGCATCCGAACTTGGGAAAGAGTGGGGTCGTACTAATATGATTGAACATATGAACAAAGAGGTTCTATGTGAGCATTGTGCAGAGACTACCAACCTTGGTAATATAGAAAGATGGCATAAGGATGGTATTTGTAAAGAACGTATACAATTCATAGAGATGATTGTTGAATGGTATAATAATGGAATGGGTATCAAATCAATATCCCGTGAGACTGATTACAATACGGTATCGATATATAATATGTTAGTAAAAGGTGGAGCAGAGATGCGAGTCAATCAAAAACTAAACGAAGATGATGTTTGGAATATCTTGATTCAATTGGATAATAAAGTTTCTCGTAACGATTTAGCTAATATGTATGGGGTATCTAAACCAACTATTAACGCCATTGCTCAAGGTCGTAACTGGCCAAAAGTTCAAGAAAAGTATCGTAATTATAAAAACAAATAAGATGAACAACGATTGGGTAGATGCAGTATTAGAGAAGGCTCTGATAGATGGTAAGGTTGATTATTTTCACGAAACCTATTCATTTGAAGAAGAACCATCAAAGGATGTTTTGATTCACGATAGCATTGTCAGAGCAAAAGAACACCTTGATATGGTATGGAATCAGTTCCTTGCCTATGAAGAGAATATGAGTGAAGCAGTATTCAATGAATCCTATCATATGGTTCTTGATGATATGTCTCCTTGGAACATTATTGAGATGTTTTCAGCCTACTTTGGTGGGTATATGGAAGGGGCAACTGAAGAGCAAGAAGACTAACTCAGCCCTCTCCTTTCTTCGGTGGCGCGGGGAGGGTTACGTTCACTCAATGAAACCACGCGTTCACTCAATAAAGCTAAAAAAGATTTGGCAATATAAAAAATAAGTCGTATATTTGTAATAGATATTGATTCATAATAGCTCTCTAACGTGGTTTTTAGTAACTGCTTTATCCACAATGAGAGCTGAGATTGAGGAGGAGGGTATTTTGTATCCATAACTAGCCTTACCCTCCTTCCTCTTTCTTAAAACCAACATTACAAATTTATTATATAATAATATGTAGGGTCGCTATTACTTTTCCTATATTGGTATATCTTTGATTAATCATCTTTTATAGACCCTACTAACCATCAATACTTTCCAACAATTGATGTAACCCCTGGCACTTCCGATAAGCCAGGGGTTTTTTTATACAATCAACTTTGAGTTATGAGAATATAATATAGTAAAGGAACACATATGGCAACAAAGAAGATTAGAATTGAACTCCCTGAATATTTCACCATCTCTCACTATAAGAAGATGGGTTCTTTTGAGCACCTTGATGATATTGAAAAGGTTATTCAGACTATTGTAGCAATGACCGATTACTCTGAAGAAGATGTAATGACTTGGAAGCTACAAGATATGATGAAGGTATTCAATGGTGTAGAAACTATATTAGCAGACATCCAAAACGAGTTCTACCCAGTCTTTCAGTTCCAAGGTGTTACCTATGGTTTCCAGCCCTTATCCAAGATGGCTGTCGGGGAATATATGGATTTGGAAAGGCGTTTAGAAGACCCTATCGCAAACCTTGAAGAGATTATGGCCATTCTCTATCGGCCAGTTTCTAAACATAACTTCGAAGAGTTCAAGTGGAGAGCAAAGTCTTATATCAAACACTTACAAGGGAAGCCTGATACACTATTCAAGCTCTATGAGGTAGAAGAGTACGATACGGAGAAACGTGACTGGAGAGCCGAGTTATTCAAGGAACTCCCAATCGAATACGCACTTGGAGCGACCAGTTTTTTTTTGGTCTTCAATCTAATGTTGCAAAAAGATATTCTAACCTCTTCCCACGACCTGACAAAGGAGCAGAAGGAAGTGATGGTAGCGATGATGGACTTAGCGATGGTGGACCTTCAATCTCAAGGCACTACGGATATCTCTACCTTTTCAGAAACCTTGACTTACCTAAAATCCTTGCAGTCACCGGAGACAAACGAATAACGGATGTCAACTACCTATTCTTTTTGAATTGGATATCTATGGAGAGTGAGATAAATAAAGAGCAAGAAAGACAGCAAAGGCAACAGCAAATGTTGATGAGGTAGTGATGGAAAAGATACAAGTTACCATTCAAGAAGTACGGATGGCTACGAGACCTAATATATATAAGAATAAGAAGAAGTACACTCGTAAGGAGAAACACAAGAATGAAGACATACAGAGAAATTATTGAGAAGTTTGAAAGAGCTGCTACATACCATTCGGCCATCGAATCATTTGGTCACGGAAGCTTAGACAAACTGAACGACATTCCAAATCAACCTTACCCATTACTATTTGTTAGACCAATGGGTTCGCCAGGTATTCAGCCTTATGGCCAGAGAACACTTACGTTTGAGGTGTATATCTTGGATATTCCGAAGTTAGATAGAACTACCGATATCCAAACTATGTCGGATTGTGAACGTGTCTTATATGATGTATATACTTACTTCAGAGATGGCGCTGAACAACAAGAGTATGAGATTAGTATGACTACCATTACCCCAATCCAAGAAGCATTCCAAGATAGAGTGTTTGGTTGGATGGGCACAATGAATATTCTTACTACTTCATCAGGCATCACAATTTGTAATATCCCTACTAACTTATAATGAGTGACTTTGAAAACATAGAGAGAGTAATGGAGGAAGGTGCACGAATGTATGCCGATGCCATCCGTAACTCTGCTATTGAACAAAGATTATTCAAGTCTGGTGAGCTGGCAAGGTCAGTCCAAGGTGAGACATACTCACGAGAAGGTAAGATTGGTATCCAAGTTAGTATGGCTGATTATGGTATCTATCAGGATAGTGGTATTAGTGGTATCAAACAAAAAGTACCAGCCAATGGACAATCATTCTACCCACCTGGCCAATTTAGGTCAAAGACAATCGGTGGTAACTTACCATTTGCAGTTAGAAAGTCTATTGCTGAAAAAGGATTACAACCAAGACCATTTATTGTACAAGGTCTTACACAAGTAACGGAAAACTTCCTCGTTCCTCAACTGAGCGATGCTGGAGTAAAGGATATAGAGAAATATGTTGAACTTGCCGTATCTGGCGATAAAAATATAAAGGTCATCTAATGGCAATTACAAAAAGACAGTCACCAACATCTCCAAATCAAGCCAATGCTGATTTATTGTATGTGTTGACATCAACTCAAACAAACCAACCACAATTCCAATATGTGATGGAGGTGAGTGATGGTACGGACACGTTTGCATTCAAACAACAACCCAACCCTTCTGATAAGGCTGTATTCAATCTTGGCCAAATCGCAAGAGACTTTGTAGAAGCAGACCAACCTTGGAAAGCACCTTATATGCAAACCTCATCGTTGGGTGCTAAAACAATTACACCTGTATTCTATGAAGAGTACGGAACATCTACTACTTCTTCAGTAGCTCGATATGGTGGTACATCAGGCTCTTCAGTTTATTTACTCAATGGGGTAGTGGAATACAATAGTGGTGATTGGAACTTTGCATCTGCATCTTACTATACCTCTTCTATTACACCAACAGGTGGTGGAGCTGACTATGGTGGTTTACAACACGGATTGTCTAACTCACCGCTTACCCAATCTATTCGTGATGATGAATACCAAACCATTTCTATCATCAACGGAAACTTTGCAGGTGAGGAGTTCAATGCACAAGACATCTTTTGGGTTCAAGTAGGTGTTTATAATTCAGCTGGTTCAAACATCCAAAACTTTGGTTGGCCCAACACTACTGCATACAATGGTGGCCCAAGAACAATTGAAGATGAAGAGTGGGGTGATGCATTTAGTGGAGTAAATGACTCCAATAGACTCATCCACGTTGCCACAGGCCCTCAAAACTTCTCTGACCAAGGGAATACCCTCAATGCAAGTTGGGACTCTTACAAAGTAACTCTATTGGGTCAAGAGGGTACTGGTATTGAAGACAATGGTGCACAATACGCTGAAAAGTGGTTTACTAAACAAGAAGGTGAGTGTGGGTATTCAGGTACTCGTTTTGCTTTCCTAAACGAACTCGGTGGATGGGATTACTTCACGTTTGAATACGCTGATGGTAAAACTGATAGTATCACGAGACAAACATACGACCAAACCTTCGTAAACTATTCAACCACCACTAATGGTGTTACAT